AATCAGTAGTAACAGTCGATGCATCGTTCATAGTAGCTGTTAAAACACCGTCCCCAGTGTTAAAGCCTAAAGCACTTAAAAACTTATCTGCACCAGCTGCACCTTGATCAGGATTGTATATAAATGTCATCCCTCAATACCTACTATTTTTTTACTACCACTGACACAAATTGCATTTACAACACCTTTAAATATAGGGTCATCTAAAGCTAAAGCCCCACCATTAGAATTTAAACGTATGCCATTATTTAATGTGGCTGTTGCACCTAAAGAGACATACATAGCCTCATCGCTGTCATTAACCAATATTAGTAATTTTCTGCTTGAGTTAGCAGCTAAAACTTGTGTGCTACTTGACCCTACTGTCACATTAAAATTAGTAATACTAGTTACTTCACCTGGCGTTGTACTTGTCGCCATTTCAGGTATAAAGGGATCTGCATCCGTACCTGTGCCGGACGATTTAAAAAACTTTATACCTGTTTGTGCTTTGATATCTTGAAAATTAGCCATGATTTTATTAAGGGGGTGGCCGTAGCCACCCACCTAAATGCTATTAAGCAGCAGCGATTTTTACTTTGTTTCCTGAAAGTACAATTGTTGCTGATCCACCACTTGTAGCAGTAGAAGCAATACCAACTGATTGTGCGCCTTCAGCAGTAGAACCAGAAGCTCCACCGTCTAATTTAAGGCCAGTTCCAGCGTTAAGAACTTCAGCATAGTCGCCAGCAGCAAAAGTATCAGTAGTTAATACAGTTGCTTTACCTTTGTACTGAACCCAAGCATAGTAACCAGAAGTTACTGCAACTTGAGATGCAACTACAGTTGCTCCAGAGTCAGTGGTAGCTGGTGCTTTTGATATGACTTCACTACCTGCCGTGTTTGAGGTAGAGAGCTGATATGGTTGATATTGTGTAAGTGCTCCGTGAGACTTAACATAAACATATTCTGGTTTAATTGCGTCTGAACTGGACACATCAACATATTGCGCTCCTAAGTCATATTTACGAGTTGAGCTAGGATTTGTTAAATCATCAGTATCGATTGAATTTATGTATGCCATTGATTTTCTCCTTTCTAAATATTATGACTGTAATGACTTGAATACACCGTTGTAACGACGAGCTGTACAAACCATGTTACCAACTAAGAAAGTTTGGTTAGTTTGAATTGCTTGGTTAGGAATACGAGAGTTGAAATCCATTGGTGCAGTTTTACCTTCAAAGCCATACTTGTAGCACATCTTCAATGTTGGCGTTGATAAGATATACAAGTCGTTGTCAGCAGTAGAACCGTCAGCTGAACCTGGGCTATATTCGTCTACGAACCAGTTGATGTTGTTAAACTTGCATCCTGCAAATCCAGCAGCTAAATCTTCACTGTCGATAAAACGCTGATTTGATTGCTGAGAAGCTAAAAACTTAGCTTGTACGAATGAGTTAGAAACCATCATGTCAGGAGCAAAGCTTCCGATTTCGTTTCCATATCTTTGACCACGAGCAACTAACTTACGAACAACTTCGTTTAAGTTAGCGTAGTTAATTGTGTTAGTAGATGTATCAATTTCAGTTAACCAAGTAGTGCTGTCATTTAAGTCAGTATTATTAATCCCACCATAAGCTGTACCTGACGCTGCAAAAATATCTCCAAAACCATTAAAAGCGTTACCGTTTGAATCTGAACCGGAACCGTACATAGCTGATGATAATGTACGAGTCGCTTTGTTTTTAGCACCTTCAATTTTAGCAACGATCAAAGACTTAACAGCATTAGCAGTATTATCAGTCTTAGTGAAGTCTTCCAAAGTGAAAGAAACGTTGTGGTAAAAATATTTGAAATCGAAAGTAGCAAAGCTTAATTGCTGATTAGCTGAAGTATCGATAACACCAAAACCACCATCGTAGAAACCTTCAGATTGATTTTCTGCGATCTCAACTGGTTGTTTAATTTGTGTACCACCGGATACATACTCTAAGTTTGGTTTTTTAGAAAGCTTATTGAAAAGCGCATTTGCTTGTCCGAATTGGTCTGGAATTTCCGTCCGGATGGCATCATGTGCTACGGATAAAGCTTCGTTTAATTGATCTGCTGATAAAGCCATTTTTTATTCTCCTTCTATTGATTTAAAATCTTATCGAGAGCTGACTTGTAGCTTGCTTGACTACCAACCATAGGTTTTTGTTTGTTTTGACCTAAAGCTAAACTTTGCGTACTAGCTTGTTTTTTTAAAGCTGCTTCTGCTGAAATTGCGGAGTTAGCATTTAAAATAGTTGGTAATGCCTCAGACTTGAAATAACGACTCCAATATTCACGTGGAATTTGACCGTCGTTCATATGCTTTATGAATTGATCTTTGTCATAGTTTAAATTGTATTGTTTAGCTAAACTATCAATTTCTTTAAACTGTTGTTGTTCCTGTTCTGAATAATAATTTTCAAGAGCTTTTTGCTCTATATTACTTTTCCAGTCTAACAATTCATTAAGTTGCTGAGCATGAGGATTAGTAGCTTCTACTGGTTGCTCTGACTCGACACTATTATATTTATTTATGACTCCTAATAACTCATTTCCAATTTGTTCATTATTAAACAATTCTTCAACTGCGTTATAATCGTCACGATATCTTGAGAGTTCTTCGACTTGCTTTTTATAGTCATTAATTTGCTTGTCAAACTCACCTTGCCGTTTTTCGTGGTAGCGCAAAGATTCATACATCTTATTGGGGTCTTCACTCCAATGTGATTTAAATCGTTTATCTTGCTCCCATGAATTAATTGCTTCGCTTTCAACTTGTCCAGCATTGTCATTTAAAGTGTCTTCGTTGCCTTGCCCAAAACTAATTTGGGTGGCTTCTTGTTCGACTTGCTCCTCTATGACTTCCTCTTGGATGTCTTCTGCCATTAGTGCCTCCTAAGATTTATTTAAGATAGCGCTTTATCGAGTTGATATTCGTACCCTCGATTAACAGCTGATTCTTTTTCTTCATCAAGCTTTTTGCCTGAGATTCGAACAATACAACTATCAAGAGCCATCATCGCCTCTTTTGCGTTACCTTTACTAATAGCGTCCTTGGCTTCCTCTAATTTTGAAACCAATTCCATGGGCGTGTATCCGCCAAAGTCTTCAAGGGTAAACTGTAGCTTTCCCTTCTTCTCTTCAATTATTTCTTCTTTTTCCATCATTTCTTCTTTCTCATAATCATCACCTTTATCGTCTTTCTTACCGACAATAATCATAAATCCTTCTTTTTTTTTGTCCATGTGCATCAACCTTCTCCGTACATTATTTTGTTTAAAAAGTAATCTATTTTTTCCTTAAATTTATTTTTTTCCAGCTTCAATTAGCTCAATTAACTGATCTTTTTTAAGCTTTGTTAAATCTTTGCTGCTATCAATTTGAACAGCTAAAGCAATAAGATCATCTTTATTTAATTTTTTTAGGACAATAGGAGCCGGAGAGGTGTCATCCGACTCACTTTTATTATTTTCCATATTTTTTTCTTTTTCACAAAATAGTACTACCGCCATGCTATGCGGAATGACCATTGGTGCCTCATCGAACATAATCTTATAATGAGGCTCTGCATAACCTAGTTGGCCGGCAGGATAAATGCCATCTACATAAAAGTTAAGGTTTATATCATCTCTTAGTTGTAATGGTTGGCCGTATACAAAATTCATACTTATATTTTCTTATTAAGCCTTCCATAAGTCATTTGACTTCAATTGACTAAAAATCAAAATGTTTTACTTGTAGTCAATTACGCTCAAATGCCATCAATAGCAAATAAGACTAAAATATACTTATGGATAATCCATTTTTGGAATACTTAAACAAGCTGAAAAGTAAAGCTACTGGTGTACCTACACATCAAAAATATGCTCAATTTCAAAGATATTATAAAGGAAGCGTTGCTCCTACGATTGGCTATGCTAAAGATGGCTTACCTCAAAAAGGTAGTGAAGCTCAATTTTATAATGTCATAAAACCTATTGTAGAGACTAAGGCAACAACAGCTTTAGACGCAATGATTACAACAAATGTAAAACCAGTTAATTTGTCTCATCAAACTTTTGATAACATGAAGCAACTTGATACTATTGCTGACATTTTAAATGATTGTTGGGAGAACGTTAAAAAAAATACACATATGAGTGACATATCACAAAAAATAATTCGTGATGGTCTTATTAATGGTATCGGGGTCGGGAAAGTATTTTGGAACCAATCCGTTAATAATGGTTTAGGTGACGTACGAATTGAACGTATAAACCCAATTGACTTTTATCCTGAGCCTAACGCAACAACAATAGAGAATTGTAATTATATTTTTGTTAGAAGATACATTTCTCGCTTTGATTTAATTAATGAATATAAAAATAAACCTGAGATACTAAAAAAAATAGATAAGCTAACCAGTGAATCTAGGCAGCTACCAAGTGATAATAAAAAAACTGATTTAGTTGTTAGTATGGAAAATGATGTAAACGGTGTAAAAAATAATGCTCAAGGCTATTTAAATGAAGGTGGGTTATTACCTTCTAATACAACTGAAAACATACTGTTATGGGAATGTTATTTGAAAGATGATACGGTTTTAGTTCCTTTAGATCAAGATACTGGTCAAGAGCAAGAAATGAAATCTGAAGAGCGTTTCAAATATCCAAATGGTCGTTTGATTATATATTCTGGTAAAGAAATATTAGACGACAAGCCAATTGATTATCCTTTTGGTTTTCCTTTTGAAACTTTTAGCCCAACACAATCAGATAGTTTAGTTGGTTTTGGTGATGTTGAGGATTTAATATCAACGCAAGATCGACTCATTGATGCATATTACAAATTACAGCAGCTATTAATGAAATATAAATCTTTTTTAGTCGTACAAGAAGATTCTATCCCACGTAACACATTAGAGAAGAATTTTGACATTATTTATGCAAATCCGGGAAGTGCTGGAACGCCACCTATATTAGTAACGAATAAATTATTACAAGATATTCAGGTTGTTAGACAGCATATACAAGATTTGAAACAAGATGCCTATAAGATCGCGAGAATTAATGAAATTATGCTTTCTGGTGAACGTCCGGTAGGTGTTAACTCTGGCCAAATGGTTAGAGATTTAATCGAATCGCCTATGTCGTCAATTCGTGAGATACAACGAAATTTTAAAAACTTTTTGACTGGTATAAGTAACAAAGCAATTACATTAATACAGCTATATTATAACCAGCCTAGAATTATTCGAATGGCAAGCGGTAGTCAGTTTGCATCTATACAACCCGATGAAATGGGTCAAATGCAAATAAACATATACGACAGAGATATGATGACTAATGAATTAATGGCAATTGATACAATTAAATCTGATTTAACCTTAGGTGAATATGAAGTTGAAATA